CTATAGGAGACTATTTAAAAAGTTGAACCCGAAGAAAGTCAACTTACCATACCCAAGGGAGCGAGGCAAATGAGAAAATACGAAGACGAAGCACTAGAGTTCATACACAGATTAAGGCAGGTATGCCAAGATAAAGGCTATGCCTTCTTTGAAAAAGGTGACTACAATCTAAACATCATAGGTATCAGAAACCAGTCAGGCAAAGCAGATACATTTGATGACTGGATCTGCTTGATATACAAGATTAATAATAAGTGGGTGGTGGATACATACGCAGCCACAACAGAACCCGGAACCAGCATCTTGAAGAAGCCCATTGTAAAAGGCGGCACAGCTATCCTCATCCCCGGTCAATATCGAGGCGTATACAAGATTGGTACCCACGGCGGCAAGCGAAGATACACAGCACTCTGTCAGCGGCTGGGTAAGGTAAAGATCTGGCGAGACGACAACCGAGACAGGACACCAGACTACGAAGGCAAAGTCCACGAGGGTATGTATGGTATCAACATCCATCGCCAGTGGGGTCCCGACGACAGAGAGTACACTGGCGGCGTATCAGCAGGCTGCCAAGTGTTTAGAAGCAGCAAAGATTTCTATGAGTTTATGGAGATCTGCCATGTCGCAGCCGAGATGTATACTAACAGTTTTACTTACACACTAATAAACAACGATGATATTGAAAAAACTCTTGACATCTGTGTTTAGTTATCTTATAATCATATCACAATTTAACACGGGAGAGTGGTATGAGCGCCAAAGAGAAATACATTCAACTATATCAAGAGATGGCTGACCTCTGCGAACAAGAGGGGTGGGGTGACCCATTCTCATATGCCCGGTCCAAAGAGATTTATGCAGCTTGTGTTCTGGGACACAGAATGCCGGGTCCTAGTGATTACTCCGGAGCAGATGCCATCAATGAACATGGTGAGGAAGTTGAATACAAGTCTACAATCGGAAAGTCAGTTAAGGGTTCTTACACTGGTATTTCTGTTCAACCTACTTGGCAGCAGCAAGACAAATACCTTCGAGAAGAAAAACTAGCTAAATACCCAGAACACTTCTACAACCGATTCGATGGGGGCAAGCTTGTTGAATCTTGGAAATTAACTGGTCAGCAGGTCTACGAAATTCTTTTGCCAAAGCTGCGTAAGAAATATCCAACCATACTCCAAAAGAAAGACCCACGTCTGTCAGCCGACATTACCACTGGAGACCTCAAACAACACGGAATAAGGGTGCTATAATTGAAAGTAATGAAAGACATCTATATCTTCAACAAGGAAGGTCTAGAGTTTTTGTCTGAGATACCAGACAACTCTATTGATCTTATTTTGACTGACCCACCCTACATTACTTCGCGAAAGACTGGTATGGATAAATGGGTTGGTCACATCGCGAAACAAGATAAAGAAGGCTCCGAGGACGTTAAGACAGAGGAAGAGTGGTGGTCTTATAAAACTCTGACTGAATGGCTTGTTTGGTTCCAAGCAGCCGGGGTTACTTACATTGATGACGAGGTAACGAAGAAAAAGATATTGCCAAAAATGAAAAAGATGAAGAAAGACTACCTTAAGTACGGCAGTATCTATGGAAAGAAATTCGCTGTTACCACAGACTATGGAGAGTGGGACAGCGAGTTCACTATGGAGAAACTGCAATTATTCATGAAGCACTTCTATCGTATCCTCAAGGATGGTGGAAGTTGTATTATCTTCTTCGACATATGGAAACTGTCCTACTTGAAGGAGATGATGGAAGAGGAAAAGTTTAAACAACTAAGGTTTATTGAGTGGATTAAGACTAATCCACAACCAATTAATAGCAGTAGAAATTACTTGACAAACTGTAGAGAGATTGCTCTAACCGCTGTCAAGAAAGGTAGTAGCACATTCAACAGCAAATATGACAATGGTATTTATAGGTACCCCTTGCAGGGGGGCAAGTGGAGGTTCCACCCAACCCAGAAAAGCCTACCATTGTTTGAAGAATTAATTTGCAAGCATTCTAATGAAGGAGACAAGGTATTGGATTGTTTTCTAGGCTCAGGAACAACAGCAGTAGCTTGTGCAAAAAACTCAAGAAAATTCTTGGGTTGTGAGATTGACCAAGATTTTTTTCAAAAAAGTGTAGAAAGATTGAAAAAAAGTATTGACAAGTGACTAAACTTGTGTTAGTCTAGCAGACATAGGATAGTTAATTATCTTATACCAGATGTGTTGGTTACTATAAAACAGCCTCACATCTTAATTTCCCCCCACGACCAAAATTGTGGGGATAACTATAAAGGAGAACCTGTCGATGAATCAGGTAAATTTTGATAAAATTAAAGCACAATCACCAAATTGGATTGCATCCAATGTTGTTTCTATCCCGATGGATAAGATTGAGGTCCCAGAGACCTCATCACAAATCCGTAATCAGGGCATTATCCCCTCTCATGTTATGACACTGGCAGAGGATATGGATTTGAGGGGACAGCAAGTACCCATTACTCTCGAACCAAACCCAGAGAAGGAAGGGTACTATTTCATTGTTGATGGTAACCATCGCTTTAAGGGAGGCAAAGATAGGGGGTGGACACACATTAATGCTTATGTGATGTCCTTTCCTTCGCTTGTCGCTAAAGTTAGTTATCAGGTTATGCAGAATAGCCATCTTCCTTCCAAGGAAAATAGCAACGATGACATCCTCGACGCCTTGGAACTTCTCAATAACGACCCCAGCACTCCCGCTGCAATCGACCGCGCATTGTTCAATACTGCGGTTGTGCCGCAAACTTGGGAAGAGGGGGCTGTTACTTATATTAAGAACTTCTTCGGCGTCGGGACTAAGAAAGCCAAGGCAACGATTGCCAAATTTATGGCTGGATTTACAAACCTTAAGGTGAAGAGCTTTATGAAGTCCGAAGTTACTGAGGTGTTTAATCGTAACAATACGATTGGATGGTCTGGTGGGACTGTTGGAAACGAGTCTAATGGTTGGGTTTATTACCCAATTAGTAAGGCTAGCCACATCTTTCCGAACATTACTGGCAATGGATTCAAGAAGAAAACAGATAAGGGCAGTCATGAAATTGCTGTTGTTGTTTCTCTTGATGGTATGTCAGGTAAGGATGGTAAAGATCTGGACTCAGCGCGACGTGCGATTATTTCCAACATCAACAAGGCTAACACTTCAGGGCTACTCAAGTCTTCGAAGAAGTTGGTTGATAAGGTATATTTAATGCCACAAAAGTTGGACCCCACCCACTTGGAACACACGGATACACTCTATGAGGTTCCATCGAGTGGTCGTAAATTTTCCTTGAACTTACCAAAGCGAGGCTGGGATTCCCAAGGCGTAGCTAAGTAATTTATCTTTGTCGTGTTACTCATTGTCCCCAGCAGCGTACTGCTGGGGGTTTTTTTTAAAAAACACTTGACTTCTATTTTTATTTGTTTTATAATCTATCCATAACTTTTGCCAAGGAGAAGGCGTGAACATATTTGCTATCGAAGGCGACTTGAAGACGGGGAAGATTGACTGGATCGCATCTGGTAAATCACAAGACAACTACCGTGTTGTGAAGATGATACTAGAGTCTTGTCAGATCTTATCAACAGTATTGAACGAGCAAGGCGTGAACGCCCCGTACCGCTCATTCAACCCCAAGCACCCCTCCTGCCTATGGGCTGCTGAATCCGCACAGAACTTCCGTGATCTAGTTACACACTGCGCTTCTATGATTGACGAGTATGAAGAACGCTTTGGCAAGACACACAAGTGTAAGGCTGTGCTAAAGAAGATCGTACAACTCTTTGACGCCTCCCGCTTCCCCCAAGAAGAATCAACGCCACTGCGACAGGCAATGCCAGAACATATGAAGCATGACAACCCAGTCATCGCTTATCGCAAGTTCTATGCCAGCAAGCCACGAGTGCGCTATCCAAAAGAAAAGATACCCTACTGGTTTCCCGTACTGCGAGGCACCCAAAAATTTGACATTGTGGAGAATAAATAATGAATCTAAAATTTTATAAACTAAGAGCAAACGCTAAACTACCTGTGAGAGCACACAAGACAGATGCAGGTATGGACCTATTCTATTGTCCCAATGGCAACCGTGGAGTATGCACCGAGGAGAATGGAGAATACTGGATTCCAGCAAGAGGAAGCAGTCTCATTTCTACTGGGTTAAAGACTGAGATTCCAGAGGGTTATATGCTGGAAGTTAAGAACAAGTCAGGCATTGCATCCAAGCGACAACTAGTTGTGGGTGCCTGTGTTGTTGATCCCGGTTACGACGGAGAGATCTATGTCAACCTACACAACATCGGCGTAGAGACACAGATTATTAAACCGGGAGACAAGATCGCTCAGGCTGTCCTCGTGCCAGTAGTCCACTGCGGCATTGAGGAGGCGACTGGGGATAATCTTAATAAAGGTTCTACTCGTGGCGAAGGTGGCTTTGGGTCTACGGGTGACCGCTAATGGGCAAACTATCCAAAAAGTTAGGCAGAAAAAAGCAACTTGACGCAAAGAAAGAAGCCGAAGACAAACTCGTTCGCCAAGCAGGTATGTTTAGCTTGCGCCCTGATAGCTGCTCAATATGTTCAAAACCATTTGACAAGAATAGTAGAGAAATGGCAATGACTTGGCGAGTAATTGTCAGCGAAGAAAAGAAGAAGGTAACCCTAATCTGCCCCGAATGTCAGGAAAAGATTGACGAGGGCATAGATAAAATGTTTGGAGGCAACGATGACGAAGCAGGAGTTTAAGCAGTTCTGCATTGATAACAACCTACGCTACAAGAAAGATGGCTGCGGTGACCCAATTAGCCCAAGTAGGAAAGGCTTGAAGACAGATCAGATCTACTGGACTGGCGAAGAAGAGCTAGGCATTTATGCAGAGAGAGAAACACAAAAGAAGTTTACTTTCTTAAAACAAAAGCTAATCAGAGAGTATGGTCTTCGCCTTAACCAAGAGGGTGATACCGACGCCACATTCATTGCTACGAAAGAGCAGGCTGTCAAGGTCGCCTCGTTCCTTGGGTGTGCTAAAAATGCTGTGTCACAAGAAACAAGAGACAGGATGAGCAAATTATTAAAAGAGAGGTTACACAATGGTTAATCACCCAAACCCATATCCAGCACAACAATTTCTATCTAGGTGTCCACTCTATTGTAGTTTCGATGATGTGTTGCTGGTGCCTCACTATTCAGATGTTGAGAGCAGAAAGTCCTTATCAACTGTAAACAATCTTGGTAGCATCAAACTTGGATTGCCAATCATCTCTAGCCCAATGGATACAGTCACTGAGTTGAAGATGGCATACGCCATGCACACCAATGGTGGACTTGGAATCATTCACAGGTACAATTCCATTGAAGAGCAAGCAAAGATTGTTAAAGATACTCAGGTGGGCGAAGCCCTCGTCGGTGCAGCCATTGGTGTGACGGGAGATTACAAAGAACGAGCAAAAGAACTAGTTAATAGTGGTGCTCAAGTTCTGTGTGTTGATGTGGCACACGGTCATCACTCTATGATGCGTGATGCCCTAAAGCACCTGAAGGAGGAGTATGGAGGAAATACTCACATTATGGCAGGGAATGTCGCCACTGGTCAAGGCAGTCTTGACCTTGCATCTTGGGGGGCTGACTCTATTCGTGTCGGCATTGGCGGTGGCTCTATTTGTTCAACGAGACTAGTAAGTGGTCACGGCATTCCCACCCTACAGTCTATCATTGATTGTGTAACTGCTGGTTGTCCTGTGCCAATCATCGCTGACGGCGGGATGAAGACTAGCGGAGATGTCGTCAAGGCATTGGCTGCTGGCGCTGACTTTGTTATGCTCGGTTCAATGCTGGCTGGGACTGACCAAGCGCCGGGACAGATTTTTGACAACGGCAATAAGAAATATAAAGTCTATCGTGGTATGGCATCAAGTGAAGCCCAAGTCAACTGGAGAGGCAAGACCTCAACACCAGAAGGGATCTCTACAACTATCCCATACAAGGGGGATGTCAACAACATCTTGGCTGATCTCAAGGGCGGCATCCAAAGCGGTATGTCTTATTCTGGAGCCAAGACAATCCAAGAGTTACAAGCGAAAGCACAGTTCATTCAGCAGACCTCGGCGGGAAGAGGCGAGAGTCACACCCATATTCTATCAAGGAATAAATGAGCGACGAGCACGAGATAGATTACGGGAATCTTGACAAGGTAATTCAGTTCAAGGAAACCGACAAAAGACACGCAGACCTACGCATCCGCCTACACTACGATGGGTTTTATCAGGGTGAGTTCTTTAGGGACATTGTGTCTGGCTATCTTAGTGGTGACAGAAACCTCATCGCATTTGTAGACAAGATTAAGGAAGAGAAGAGGAAGTATAATAAAGGAAGACTTTTGAAAGGCAAGTCTGTTCGTAAGAAGTCAAGGGAAGTGGAAAAACAGTTTGCTCTAAGAGAGGAAGAACTTGAGAGCATCTTTGACATTATTGAACAGGAGTTTCCAGACCTATGAAATGTTTTAAACAGTGTGAATCATCTAATAAAAGCTGCAAGGAGAAGCAATGCAGGCTGTGGATAGATTACGACGATGACTTGAATTGTACAATGGTTGCGATCAATAAACACCCAGAGGGCAATATGACCTTGCGCGAAGTAGCAGACAGGATCGGAGTTTCCTTTGTAAGAATAAAACAAATAGAAGAAAAAGCCCTGAACAAACTAGGTATTACAGGAAAAGGATTGAAGAAGTTCTTGGAGAAAAATGAATCCTCATATTAAGAGCATAATTTTATAATGCTTTTTAGGATTCGTATTACTATTTATTAATGATTTTGTTTCATTTTTTCAAAATACAAGGAGATACTAGAAATGAAAAAGAACGATATGTTGAACGAAAGCACAATCCGTCGCTTTATGAAACTTGCAACCATTGGTGGTCTTAGTGATAAGTTTGTTGACGAAAAGCTTCAGGAAGCCGACGAGCAAGAGCTTGAAGAGAGAGGTATGAAGCCTAAGCGTGATGATGAAGAAATGCGGGAAGGCGAAGAGGAAATTGAAGAAGCTAAAGACGACGATGAAATGCGTGAAGGCGCTGACGAAGATCTTGAAGAAGCTAAAGACGAAGAAGAAATGCGTGAAGGCGCTGACGAAGATCTTGAGGAAACCGTGGAAGATCCATCTCTTGAAGAAGAAGAAATGGACATGGACCTTGATATGGGCGCAGAAGAACCAGCCGCTGGTGGAATGGTATCTGTTGATCAGTTGATGGCAGCTCTTGAAAAAGCACTTGAGGATGTCCTTGGTCAAGAAGTTGAAGTATCCCAAGACGACGACGAAATGGATATGGACATGGACCTTGATATGGATGCACCTGATGCAGGCGAAGAGCTTGGTCTTGACGCAGATGCAGAAGAAGAGGAAGAGGAAGAAGAGCTTGAAGAGGCTACTCCTAACACAGATGTCGTAGAAGAAGTCTACGCCCGTGTCATCCAAAGACTCACACAAGAAACAAAATCAAATAAAAAGTAAATAGTACTTGCATTTCTAATGTTTTTTTGGTATTATACAGGGGTGATCCG